CTGCGTTCAGCCCCCATTGGAGCCCCATCACGCCCCAAAGCCGAGCAGCGCTTTGTCGAAGGGCCGCGAATCTATCGCATTCATGCGGTGGTTGAGAGCGACACCAGTGGCAAATTCTTGCTCTGCAAAGCCAGTGAGGAGCTTGCCACATGACCTATGCAATTTCAGATGCCCTGCAGCAGGCGGTGTATCAAACCTTGATTGCCGATCCGGCTGTCACCGCCTTGGTGGGTTCAGACATCTATGACGCCCTGCCAACGGGGGGCGTGCCGATCACCTATGTCAGCCTTGGACCTGAAGAGGTTCAGGAGGCTTCCGATAAGGACGGGGCGGGCGCGCGCCATGAGTTGACCATTTCTGTGGTGACCGACACCAGCGGCTTTCAACTGGCCAAAGAGGTGGCTGGAGCGATCTGTGACGCGCTGATTGACGCCCAATTGACCCTGAACCGTGGGCATTTGGTCGGGCTTTGGTTCTTACGCGCCAAAGCTGCGCGCTCAAACAGTGGCACCTCGCGGCGCATTGACCTGACCTTTCGCGCCCGGGTGCAAGACATTTAATTTCAAACAGGAGACAGACCAATGGTTGCTCAAAACGGAAAAGATTTACTCATCAAAATCGACATGAACAGCGCGGGGCAGTTTTCCACCGTCGCCGGCCTGCGCGCCACGCGGATAAGTTTCAACTCGGAGGCCGTCGATGTCACCAATCTGGACAGCAGCGCCGGTTGGCGCGAATTGCTGGCCGGTGCTGGGGTGAAATCTGCCAGTATCTCCGGCTCTGGCGTGTTCAAAGACGAAGGCTCAGACGCCCGTATGCGTGAAATTTTCTTTGATGCGGAAAATCCAGAATTTCAGGTGGTTGTGCCAGATTTCGGCCTCATCGAGGGGCGGTTTCAGGTGACGTCCCTGGAGTATGCCGGCACGCATAATGGCGAGGCCACCTATGAGCTGTCACTGGCCTCCGCCGGTGAGCTGGCCTTCACCGCAATATGAGCGTCAATCCTTTTGCCGGCGAAGTGGCTTTGCAGCTTGATGGGCAAGAGCATCGCTGCAAGCTTACATTGGGCGCTCTGGCGGAGCTGGAAACCGCGCTCAAGGCAGATACGTTGATCGCCCTGATTTCGCGGTTCGAAAGCGAAGCCTTTTCGGCGGCCGATATTTTTCAAGTGATTCATGCCGGTCTGCGCGGCGGTGGCTGGCGCGGTCGGGTCGAAGATTTGATCACGGCGGATATCGGCGGAGGGCCTGTTGAGGCGGCGCGGGTGGCGGCGCAATTGCTGCATCTGGCCTTCACGGCGCCCGGTTTGGACTGATGCTTGCTTGGGGCGACATGCTGCGTTTGGGGCTGCACCAATTGCAGCTGAAGCCTGCTGAATTCTGGGCGCTGACCCCGGTGGAGTTTCTCATGATGCTGGGCCTGTCTGACGGGCCAAGGGCGCTGACCCGCGACGGTCTCAGCCGCTTGATGGCACAATTTCCCGATGAGGAGAAAGAAGAGATAAATGTCTGAATTTGATGATCTAAGTGAGGAATTTTCGGCCCTCAACGGTGAGATGGAAGAGGCCACGCAGATGGTCTCGAGCTTTCGCAAAGAGATGGGGCAATTTCAAACCGCGGTGGCGCGCAGTGGCTATGATGTCAACAGTTTGGAGCGCGGCCTGTCCAAAGGGCTGCGCCGCGCCTTCGATGGTCTCGCCTTTCAAGGCTCGAACCTTTCGGATGTTATGCGTGATTTGGCCGATGGCATTGCGGCCACTGCCTATAATGCGGCGATGAAGCCGGTCACGGACCACTTTGGTAGTGTTCTGGCCCAGGGAATGAATGGGTTTATGCAAAACCTTCTGCCCTTCGCTGCGGGTGGTGTGATCAGCCAAGGACGGGTTACCCCTTTTGCGAAAGGCGGCGTGATCGAAGGGGCCAGCCTTTTTCCCATGCGCGGCGGCGCGGGATTGATGGGGGAGGCTGGCCCAGAGGCGATCATGCCTTTGAAACGCGGCGTGGATGGTCGTTTGGGTGTGGCGGCAACGCAGGGTGCATCCGTTCAGGTGACGATGAATATTTCCACCCCTGACGCGGCCAGTTTCCAACGCAGTCAATCGCAAATTGCCGCGCAAATGAGCCGTGCGCTGCACATGGGTCGACGCAATTCCTAAGGAGCAAGTCATGTCATTTGATGAAGTCAGATTTCCCACAAGCCTCAGCTTTGGCGCCTCTGGCGGTCCGGAGCGGCGCACAGATATTGTCACCCTGGCCAATGGGTTTGAAGAGCGCAACAGCCCCTGGCAACATTCGCGGCGGCGCTACAATGCTGGCGTGGCGCTGCGTTCTTTAAGCGATATTGAGCAGGTCATTGCCTTTTTCGAAGCGCGGCGTGGTCAGCTCACCGGGTTTCGTTGGAAAGATTGGGCCGATTACAAATCCTGCGCCTCAGATCGCGCCGTTTCCGCAACCGATCAGCTGCTGGGGATCGGTGATGGCTATGAAACCCAGTTTCAACTGCGCAAAACCTACCTGTCGGGCGCGGCACGCTATGAGCGTCCGATTACCAAGCCGGTTTTGGGCTCGGTCATTGTGGCCGTGGGGCAGGTGCTCCAGCAAGACACCATTGATTTTGAGGTCGATACGACAAGCGGTGTGGTCACATTCTACCATCCGCCCGATGAATTTGCCGAGGTCACAGCGGGCTATGAATTTGATGTGCCTGTGCGCTTTGACACCGATCAAATTGTCACTTCTGTGGCCAATTTCAATGCGGGTGAAGTGCCCAATGCACCGGTGGTTGAGGTGCGGGTATGAGTATGTCTGCGCTTAATCTGCATTTGCAAACCGGGGCCACCACCGTGGCGCGCGCTTGGAGCATTACGCGCCGCGACGGGTTGCAGCTGGGATTTACCGACCACGACTTGCCGCTGACCTTTGATGGCCTGAGCTTCCTGCCTGAAACGGGCATGACCGCCCGGGCGCTGACGCAGAGCTCTGGGTTGGCGGTGGACAACAGCGAGGCGCTGGGGGTTCTCAGCGATGCGCGGATCAGCGAGGCAGACATAAACGCCGGGCTTTATGACGGGGCAGAGGTGACGACCTGGTTGGTCAATTGGCAAGATGTGGCCGCGCGCAAGATCTTGTTCAAGGGACATTTGGGCGAAATTCGCCGCAGTGGGATCGGTTTTGAGGCGGAATTGCGCGGTCTCACTGAGGCGTTGAACCAGCCGCAAGGAAGGGTCTTTCAAAGTCAATGTGCGGCGGTTTTGGGCCATGCGGCTTGCGGCGTGGATCTTACCGATCCAGCTTTTATCAGCCAGCGCGCCATTGAGGTCATCACCGACCGCCAAAGGCTGCAATGGTCAAATTTTAGCGGCTATGACATGGGGTGGTTTACCGCTGGGCGGTTGCAGGTATTGGATGGGGCTGGAAAGTCCTTATCCGCGTGGATCAAGGCCGATTATGAGCAGGCCGGTGTGCGGGTCATTGATCTGTGGGAGCCATTGCGGGCCGAGGTTCAGGTCGGTGATCAGGTATTGCTCCAGGCGGGATGCGATAAGACGTCAGCGACCTGTGCCGGAAAATTCAAAAATATAGTCAATTTTCAGGGATTTCCCTTTATTCCCGGCGAGGATTGGCTCATCGCCGTTCCGGCCTCAGCTGGGCAAAATGACGGGGGCGCTTTGTCATGAGCGATGTCATTGCGCAAGCCGCCCGCCGCTGGATTGGCACGCCCTATCAACACCAGCAGAGCCAATGCGGAGTTGGAACCGATTGCCTGGGCTTGATCCGCGGAATGTGGCGCGAGGTCATTGGTCCGGAGCCAGAGGTGGTTCCTCACTATTCGCATGACTGGGGTGAGGCTGGCGCGGAGGAAATCCTCCATCTGGCGACGCTGCGACATCTGGTGGCAAAACCGTTGGCTGACCCGGCAATCGGGGATGTTCTTTTGTTTCGTATGCGCCGGGGCTGCATTGCCAAGCATTTAGGGGTGCAGGTTCAAACCGGAGCCGCCCCCAGCTTTGTGCACGCCTATAGCGGGCATTGCGTGACTGAAAGCCCCCTCAGCCAAGCCTGGGCGCGCAAGATCGTCGCCCGCTTTCAGTTTCCATTGGAAAGGTAAATATCATGGCAACTTTGGTACTTTCGGCGGCCGGCATGGCCCTTGGTGGATCGATTGGCGGCACCGTGGCAGGGCTTTCGATGGCGGTCGTTGGGCGCGCGGCGGGAGCGGTGATTGGCCAAAGCATTGACCAAAACTTGCTTGGCAGCGGATCGCAGGCGGTCCAAACCGGCCGCATTGATCGCTTTCGCCTCACCGGGGCCAATCAAGGCGCTGCGATTGGTCTGGTCTTTGGGCGGATGCGATTGGGGGGGCATGTGATTTGGGCCACCCGCTTTCTTGAACATGTCGCCCACTCTGGAGGCAGCGGCAAGGGGAGCAGCCCCAGCCCGACGGTCACCAGCTACAGCTATTCGGTGTCTTTGGCCATTGCCCTTTGTGAGGGAGAAATTACCCATGTGGGCCGCGTTTGGGCCGATGGGGTTGAAGTGCCGCGCGACAGTCTGAACATGCGGGTCTATCGTGGATCGACCAGCCAATTGCCGGATCCAAAGATTGTCGCGGTGCAGGGGGCAGAGGCGGCGCCTGCCTTTCGGGGAACCGCCTATGTGGTGTTTGAGGATCTAGACCTGAGCCCCTTTGGCAATCGCGTGCCGCAGTTCAATTTTGAGGTCACGCGCCCCTCTGAGGATCGCAGCGCCGCTATGGCGCAAGACATCAGCCATGCTGTGACAGCGGTGGCCATGATGCCGGGATCTGGTGAATTTTCACTGGCCACAACACCGGTCTATTTTGATGACGGGGCTGGCAAGAGCCGTGCGGTGAATGTCAACACAACCACTGGCGGCACAGATTTTGAGGTCTCTTTGGAGGCGCTGGTTGGCGAGCTGCCCAATTGTCAATCCACATCGCTCATCGTGTCTTGGTTCGGCAATGATCTACGGGTGGGCCAATGCGAGCTGCGTCCGAAGGTGGAGCAAACCGACCAGGAGCCAGAAGGCTTGACCTGGCAGGTGAGCGGGGTGACCCGCGCCACGGCCCAAAAGGTGCCTTATGTGGATGGGCGGCCTGCCTATGGGGGCACGCCGTCAGATCAATCGGTGATTGAAGCGATTACGGCCCTTCAGGATAAGGGGCAAGAGGTGCTCTTTTATCCCTTTATTTTGATGGATCAACTCAGTGGCAATGGTCTGCCCGATCCTTGGAGCGCGGCGCCCGACCAACCGGCTTTCCCTTGGCGCGGACGTATCACGACCGATAACGCCCCCGGTCAACCGGGCAGCGCCGATCAAACCGCCGCGGCAGATGCGCAGGTGGCGCAGTTTTTCGGTCAGGCCAAGCCCTCGGATTTCACCATCGCGGGCGGGCAGGTTCACTACAGCGGACCAGCCGAATGGTCCTTTAGGCGGTTTATTTTGCACAATGCGGCGCTGTGTAAAGCGGCGGGGGGTGTTGAGGCCTTTTGCATTGGCTCTGAAATGCGCAGCTTGACGCAAATTCGCGGCGCCGGCGGGAGGTTTGTGGCGGTGCAGGCTTTGCGCGCTCTGGCGGCGGATGTGCGACAGCTCTTGGGCGCGGGCACCAAACTGACCTATGCGGCTGATTGGTCCGAATATTTCGGCTATCAGCCAGATGACGGCAGTAATGATCGTTATTTTCATCTTGATCCGCTTTGGGCCGATGCCAATATCGATTTCATCGGCATAGACAATTATATGCCCCTCTCCGATTGGCGGGATGGCGAGACCCATGCGGATGCTGGCTGGGGCTCAATCTATAATCTCGATTATCTCAGCCAAAATGTTGAGGGCGGCGAAGGCTATGATTGGTATTACCATTCGCCCGAAGCCCGCGCGGCGCAAATTCGCACGCCCATTACCGATGGAGCAGGGGGGGAACCTTGGATCTACCGCTACAAGGACATTCGCAATTGGTGGCAAAATCCCCATTACGAGCGCAAGGCAGGGAAACGCGATCTCATCCAAACCGATTGGGTGCCACAAAGCAAACCCATTTGGTTCACTGAGATTGGCTGTGGGGCCGTTGATAAGGGTACCAATGAGCCCAATAAATTCGTCGATCCCAAAAGCTCGGAAAGCGCCTTGCCACGCTATTCCAATGGGCGGCGTGATGAGCTGATCCAAATGCAATATCTGCGCGTGATTTATAGCTATTGGAACGATCCGCAGAACAATCCGCAATCGATCGAATATGACGGGCCAATGCTGGATATGT